AGGTGGAGTCGTTTCGCTTGTTGCGGATGGAGGTCATCCTAGGGGCGCTTGCTTTTTTTTTGAATTTCGCAACGGACTGCGCCGGGACTTTGAGCCAATCTTTGATGGAGAGGGAGGGAGCAAGCTGGGTGAGAAGTGGGGCTGGTATGCGACGATTTACCACCTAGCGCAGGGTGACGCGCTACGCATAGAGGCCGTGACCAACCTCAAGGTGCGGGAGGCCTTCACGTTCCTGTGCTACGAACTAGACCTAGATATATTGAAGCGCAACAAGATGCCTAATGACACCTAATCAGAGCACCAACCTCTACCAGCTAATCGAGGGCTTCCGGGCATTCGCAGCCGACCACGAGCAAATCAACGGCTTCGGGGTAGGCCCTACTGACGAGGCTGACATCGCCAAGTTAAGCGCCGCTGACCACCCGCTGCTTTACATCACCCCCGGAACAGCCACCCTAGACGAGGGGTCCATCACCATGGACATCGACATCATCATAGCCACCCTCCAACCACCCTCTGAGGAGCAGCGAATCGAGGTGCTGAGCAACCAACTCTACCTGATGAAGGACACCATAGCGTGGCTGAAGCATCACCTGTCTAGTGACCTCTTTCGCGAGGGCGTGACGCTGGCGCTGCCCGTGATGTGCGAGCCGTTCTTCGTACGGATGGACAACCTGCTGGTGGGGTACGCCACTACCGTCTCGCTTGAATGGGGTAACGAGAATGACCTCTGTTTGGTTCCCCTAGGGTGATGTCTAGTGGAGGTTCTCGTCACCACCGTAGAGGGCATTGAGGTAACCCTCACCCGGACTAGCGCGGTCCTTATGCGGCTTGCGCGCCTGTGGAAGCGTAACGCGCAAGGGAAGCTCAGGCGTGACGACCGCAACGCCAGCGGCGCTCTCACTAGGAGCATGACGCCGGAGCTGATGCTAGACCCGGACGGCAACCCGATGGTCAACCTCACCCCCAAGGTCCACTACTGGATATTTGTCGATAGCGGCGTAAGGGGCGCAGTGAGCAGTCCGTTCGGGCCTCGTCAGGGGGAGAACCCCACAGGCGGGCCTCCCTTCCAGTTCAGGGACAAGGCCCCTCCGGTCGCGGTCATACGCACGTGGATGCGCGAGCGAGGCATCAAGCCGCGTGGGGAGGGCGGGCGCTTCAAGGCAATGAGCCACGACACCCTCGCCATGCTCATCGCCCAGTCCATCCGCAGGCGGGGCCTCAAGCCCAGTCATTTCATCACGGACACGGGCGACCGAATCGAGAAGAAGTACGCTGGTGAGATAGCCATAGCTTACGTCGAGGACCTCACTGAGGCCATCATGCAATCCGCTAACGAGAAATCCGGTGAATAACCTACTCTGTGCATACTCTTATGCAAGAGTGCAAACTCTTCTTGCAAGAGTTCCGAACTCTTCGGTGAGTAGAGAACTAGCGCCTGCAAGAGTTCTGCACTCTTATTGCAAGAGTGAAAACTCTTCGGTAAGAGTTTCGCACTCTTCTCAAACTCCTGCAAAAACCACCCCGAAATCATGGCCGTAACCATAGAAGAGCAGCCCCTAACTAACACCCCCGTAAGCGCATTCGGGCCTGTGGTGTTCCGGCTGTCCGCCCCCAGCGTCTCAGCCCCCAAGTTCAGGTACGTGTGCCGCGTCAAGGACGGGGCGGGTAACGTGCTCGTCATCCTCAGGTGCCCGCCTAACGCGGTCGATGAGGGTATTTTCGACCTCCAGCGGGTCATCCGCGACTACCTCAACCACCCGCTAGTGCTGAATGCCGCAGCGGCCCCGGAGTACGCCAACGAGATAGCCACGCTGACCAGCCTAGGGTACGCCCCAGCCGGGTTGTTTCAGGTGGACTTGGGTAGCGCAGAGGCCCCCGACATGCTTACCCCACCAACCACTACCTACGACCACACCAACGTCAAGGTGAACGCGGTGTGGTTCGCGGGCGACGAGGGCGACGCGCGATGGAGGGGGGTGACGTTGAAGGGAACCGCCGCCGCTTCATGGAGGTGCTTAACCGCAGGGGCCACTACCGGGGTGGGGTGGCTTACGGAGATTACGCCGATTGCGGAAACTACGCACCTTGGCGGGGTAGTGCTCAAGCAGCGCTGCACGAAGCAGGACTACCGCGTCCACTGCTTTTGGTACGCCGCTAACACGGGCGCGGGGCGCTCGCTCGGGAGCACAGCGCGGACCCTCAAGATTAGCTACTACCGCACGGACACGAGCGTGCAAGCCACGGAGACGTACACCCTGAGCACCCTGACCGGGGTCGCCGCTACGTCCGTAACCTCGAATGAGCAGATGACCGCCGTAGCCATCACGGCACCGGGCAGCTTCATCCTGAACGGGGACAGCGGCCTGCACTCCCTCATCACCGCTGGCTATGTCACGCGCTACGAGATGCGCCTCTTTGACGGGAGCAATATCGCGTGCAGCTACAACCTCGTCACTGAGGTAGTGGACTTGGACTGCTACAACGGGGCGCCCGTTACCCTCGGGTGGATTAACCGGGCTGGAGGCTGGGACTACTTCAACTTCAGTAAGCGGAGGGAGTACAGCAACGAGGTCACGCAGTCCAGCTACTACAAGGACGCGGGTACGTGGCAACGCGCTCAGGACTTCCAACCCTTCAGCGACGTAGAGGGCGGCAAAACCACCTTCAAATCGACCGGTTACCGTACCGCCAACCTCACCACGGATTGGGTGAGTGACGCTGACGCAGCCCTGCTGGAGTCCTTGTTTGCCTCAGATGCCGTGTTTCTTGCCCGTCCTGACGCTGTCGGGGCTTGGACTAGGGTCAGCGTTAAAGACACCTCGTTCACGCTTAAGACGGCCCTGAATGACCGCCTGTTCAAATACTCCATCAGCGTCCAGTACGCTAAGTATCGCCGCAACCGATGATTCAGCTGGTAGCTTACACGCAGGCGGGGGAGGTTCCCGTAAACCTCGACCTAGGCGATGAGACGAGCGTGCGCCTGAACTTCGCGTTCGCGGACCCCGGCGCACCCCTCACGCGACAGGCGCCCTACAGCGGGGCGTTCACCCTCCCGTTCAGCGCCAAGAACAACGTGTTCTTCGGCCATTGGTACTCCGTGAACCTCGTGTCAGGCACGTTCGCGGCTGACGTGCGCACGCGAGCGGAGGTGCGCAGCGAGGGGATGATAGTCACGGAGGGCTACCTCCAGCTGAGGTCAGTGAGCTTGACGGCTGAGACGTACGAGGTGAGCGTCCTCGGCACCACAGGGGAGCTATTCAACAAGCTGGCGGACGCCACCCTAAGCGAGGTGCTTACCGCCATGTCTCCGATAGGGCTGGATGACTACGACTACGCACCCACGGCGGCTAACGTGATTGACAGCTGGGACACCACTAACGACATCACTAACGGGTCGGTAGGGGCTGGCGTGGTGGTAGTGCCCTTGGCGGACTACGGCAACACCCCCGGTGGGCGCTTGTTCTATGACTTTGGGGTTGCTGACGGCCTGAACAGCGCTAACTACCTCCAGCCGTACCACCTCAAGCCTGCGATGCAGGTGAAGCACATCATAGAGAAGTGCTTTGAGTACGCGGGGATGACGCTATCAAGCACCTTCCTCACCACTAGCCCGATGACGGACCTCTACTTGCTGCTCAGCACGGCCAGCAAAGAGCTAGCAACGAGGCCGTATTATGGCAGCCGGGTGGGGTTGACTAGCGGAGTGACCGTAACTAGCGGGAACCAAGCTCAAATTACCGGATGGACGGCTTCCGGGGCGGGTAACTACGACCCCGATGCCCATATGACCACGTATGGGTTCACCGCCCCAGCTGACATGACGGCCCTGTTCGAGGTGTCGCTATGCTGCACCAACTACGCTGCGACCTCTGTGGGGTATGTGCGGCTTGTGAAGGGAGGTACCGTAGCTGCCGTAGCACCCTTCATGGTCAACGCCTCCGGCGATGCAGTAACCCCAGTGGTGGTTCTGACGGCTGAGGTGAGTCTGCTACAGGGTGAGTACTTGGAGGTCTACGTAGGGTCCGCCTTCAGCACAGGCAACATCGTCATTGCAGCCACCCCAAACACCTACTTCAAGTTCATCAGCTACTCCAGCTCTTCAGCGGGCGCTATCGTAGCCCCGCTCGACGGCCTTCCGCAGGTCAAGGCTGCCGAGTTCCTGCGTGAACTAGTGGAGCGCTTCAACCTCGTAGTGGTCACGGACAGCGAGGACGAGAGGGTGGTGCGGATAGAGCCGATGATGGACTACCTCCTCACGGGCGAGGAGCGCGACTGGAGCGGACTAGTCAACCGGGACGGACCTATGGTGCTGTCACCCCTCACCGACCTACGCAAGAAGCGCCTCCGCTTCACGGACGGGGTCGATAACGACTACCTGAACCAGTACCACCAAGCCAACTTCGGCATGGCGCTAGGGGACTACGGGTTCACCGCAGCCGATGAGTTCGCTCAGGGTGACCTAACCACCCCCACCCTGTGCGGTAGCACGGCCCTGTACCCCGTCACCACTAGCAACGTGACCACGAGCGTTCACCTGACGCAGGTGAGCATACCGACGTACTACGGAGCTACGGACACAGGAGAGGCAGAAGCCGTAAGCACCAAGCCGAAGCTGCTATTCTATAACGAACTCAAGACCATCGTCAACCCCATCTACGTTGGGGCTACGTCCGTGACGGAGTACCCGCACTTCAGCCCCTTCACGGACCGCGTAATCGGGGCCTCTACGTGGTCTCTCTACTGGCGGCACACCTTCAGCTACAGCACCCTAGTGGTCGGTGAGCAGTTTGCTCAGGGCCTCTATGACAGGTTTTGGGCGCAGTACCTTACGGACCTCTACGACCCTGCGGCGCGTATGCTTGATTGCGAGGTAGTGCTAAGCGCGGCCGATGTGAGGAACCTGAGCTTTGCCGATGTCATCAGGATTGACAACGAGACCTACCGCGTGGTCAGCTTGGCGGACTACAACCCGGACGACACGGGCGTCGCGAGGGCGCGCC